GCCCCACTAAACCCGAATGGAGTACCCAATGCAGGACTCGCTTGAGATTCGTGAGATGGATGTTCGTTTCGACGAAACCACACGCGAAGTAACTGGAATGGCCGTACCTTACGGTCAAGTGTCAAATGGTGAAGTGTTTCAACGTGGCGCAGTCACGCTTGACTCTGAAGCGAAACTGTTTTGGCAACACAAAGAACCGATTGGCAAAATCGTTGCTGGCGAACAGACCGATGCTGGTTTCATGGTTCGCGCAACCATCTCGGACACGGCACTTGGGCAAGATGTTCACACTCTGCTCAAAGACGGTGTCATCAACAAAATGTCTGTCGGTTTTTTAATGCGCGACGCACAAATCGTCGACGGTGTCCGCCAGGTCACCGACGCACTCGTGCGCGAAGTTTCCCTCGTCCCATTCCCATGGTACGAGGGTGCAAGTGTCACAGCAGTACGTGACGAACCGGAATCGGATGTACCGACCCCGGCTGAAAACAAAGGAGATATCGTGGATCCTGAAGAAACCACTCCCGACTCTTCCGAACTCGCCGAGGTTCGAGAAGCAGTAGAGGTCATGCAGCGCGAGCTGGTTGTCCTCAAGTCATCTGAAAGCGCACCGGTCGTTGACCGTCGCTCGGCTGGCGAGTTCATGCAAGCACTGGCAAAGGGTGACGAAAACGCCATCCGTGCCTACACTGGTGCAAACACTGGTGACTCGGTTGTTACGCCCATTGACTTCGACTTGACTAGTATCATCGAAAACGCTGCGCCTCTACGCCAGGTGTTCTCGACTGGTGTGACTCCGGCACAAGGAATGTCAATCTACTTCGCACAACTCAAGGGAATCACCGATGGCACCGCCGCACAGGCCGCCGAGGGTGACGACTTGGGCTACTACGAGGTTCAGCTCGAAACCAAGAACGTCTCGCTCAAGACCATCGGTAACTACATCCAGTTGTCGATTCAGTCCATCCTGCGTTCGACCGTTGACTACCTCAACACGTCACTCCGCGGACAGGCAATCGCTCTCGGAAACAAATTGAACGACGAACTCATTGCCCAGTACAAGACCACCGTTGCCGCGCAAATCGTCGCCGCCAACAAGGTCACCATCAAGGCAACCTCGGCAACGTACAACGACTTCCTCGCCGGAATCACCGACGCAGCAGTCAAGTTCGCAGCACTCGGTCTGCCCCTCGAATACATGATCGTTGACACGGCTACGTTCAAAGAACTCATGGCACTTCAGGGTTCAGACGGTCGCCCCGTATTCCTCGTCGACGGACAGGGAACCAACAACGTTGGTACCATCTCCCCGACTGGTCTTGGTGGCAACTTTGCTGGTGTCCGTGTTATCGCTGTTTCGCAGCTCAACACGAACAAGTCACAGTGTGCATTCGTCAACGGCCTCGCGCTTCGCCAGTACACTTCGGCAAGCCTCCGTCTTGAGACCGACAACGCCATCAACCTCTCAAATGCGTATAGTTTGAGCGTGGTGAGCTGTGTCGCGGATGAATATCCCGCCGCAGTGGTCGGTATCGTTCGAGCCAACCCGTAAGAATAGGTAAAGAACATGGCAGTGTACGACGCTCTGAAAGCGTATGTTGGGGCACCTGACTCTGACAACACGTTTGTTTCTGCATGCTGGGACGAGGCACATCTGCTCGTTGACAAGTTTTGTGGAGCAGTCGTCGTACCTGCCACTGTTCTGAACCGCGCAAAGATTGAATGCGGATCGGAACTGTATCACCGTCGCTCGGCCCCGAATGGTATTGCGCAGTTTGCAACGCTTGATGGTGGTTCAGCGGTTCGTGTGGCACGTGACCCAATGATTGCGGCCTACCCTTTGCTTGCACCGTATGTTGGTCAGGGTCTCGCATGATTGGTGCAGGGCGCGACGCATTACTGGCCGTACTTACGTCGGCTGGTATTCGCGCATCCGAAACAGTCCCGGACCGAATAACCCCACCCCTGGCAGTTTTGCAACCAGCTGGTGACTGGATCACTAGCGGTCAAGTTTTTGGTGAGTACCGTCTCGGATTTGAAGTCACCGTAATCGTCAAGACCGCCGCTAACGCGGTTGTTTCGTCAGCCATGGATGATGCCATCGATGCGGTTCTAACGGCTGTATCGGGCGCACAGGGCTTCTACGTGGGATCTGTGTCCGCACCGTCCCTGCTCTCGGTACAAAATGCCGAGTTTCTGTCCGCAACACTCACCGTTTATCAAAACACCCGACTCTAAGGAGATATCGTGGCATTACCCACAACCCCATCAACACGCATCAAAGCCAACGGCCTACTGTTCCAGCTCAACACTGGTTCGATTGCAAGCCCGGCGTGGAAAGACTATTCGTATGACTGCATCTCATTCATGGTTAAGTCCGAGGATGCATCCAACGACCAGGTCACATTTTACGACGCCAGCGTCGGAGGAGGAATTGATAAATTCGCGGAGGCTGAACTGATCCAGTCGCTCGAATCAACGTCGCTTTGGCAGTACCTCTACAACAACCCCGGCAAAGAACTTCAATTCCGTTACGCACCATTTGGCAACACCACCATCAGCTCAACGCAACCCGGTTTCACTGGTTACTTGCGTTTGCCTCGTTTGTTGGCACCTGGACTTGGTGGCGCGGCTTCGGTCGACGGCACGTTCGGTTCCGAGACAGTTCGTTTCGACATTCTTGACGAAACCGGACAGTTGCTCACACAGGTTACTTCTGGTACCTGGACTCGCGCCTAAACGACCATGGCTACGGTCCTTGGTGGTTCAACGGCAGGTATCTACCTGTTGCAGGACACCAAGGGCCGAACCTATGTCAAAGGCCTTGAGGAAACACGTAGGAAAATGGTTGCGATGGGTATGGATCGCAATGAGTTCCAAAAATATATCAAAGATGCGGCCATTGTCATAGCACGTGAAGCTTCAATAACTGCGCCAAGTATTACAGGTAGTTTGGCTAGTTCGGTAAAAGGCTTTGCATCAAAAAAAATAACTAAAACTGTAAGTGCTGGTGGTTTGCGTGGTTTGCTTGGTGGGACCATGTCAGTCAGCAGACAAGTTTATGGCGGTGTGTTTGTGGCCGGATCTCCCTCTAGAGTTCAATACGCTCGACGAGTGTCATACGGCTCATACACAGTTGCAGGAGAATCTGCTAAGTCAAATAATTCTCAACGTGGGTATGCAACTCGAGTTTGGAAAGAGACAAGACGAGGACCCGGCAACGCCTATATGGTCAAAGCTCGTGAAAAGATGAAACCTGTAGTAGTACAAATGCTAACCGGACGGTTAGCTGCATGGATTAGAAAGAAAGGATTTACAACCTAATGGATTTTGACGACATTACGCTAGGCGAAATAGAGGAGATTGAGGATTACGCCAATTTGCCAATTCAAATGATTGGTGACATGGACAAAGTTGGAACGCACAAATTGCGTATTGCTTTGGCATGGATTATCAAACGTCGCGAAAACAAAGATTACACAATTGACGATGCCAAAAAAATGAGCGCATCCGAATTGTTTGCAATCATGGGCGATGGCGGGGATCCCCAAAAAAAAGAGTAAAAGACGAACAGGCAAAAGCCTTGGCCAGTTTTGTTGTGGTCGTCGGAATGTCAGTCACAGAATACAAGTCGCTCACAGTCCGAGAACGTGAAGCAATAATCAAATTACTAAACAAGAGGAACTAAAATGGCAGTCCCAAACATGATCGTAACGCTGGTTGCTGACGCAACTAAGTTTACAGCTGGACTGTCTAAAGCTTCAGGTCGTTTGGGTTCGTTTGGTAATACTGCACGACGTGTGGCCGGGGTTGTTGCGGCAGCTGCTTTTGCGATGGCTGCCGCTTTTGCTCGGTTTGCTGTTAGCGCAATCAAAGACGCTTCAGACTTACAACAGTCGCTTGGAGGTGTCGAGTCCGTCTATAAGAAGTTTGCCGATCAAATGATTGCGCAATCCGAGATGGCTGCCGAAAAAGTTGGTTTGTCGATGGAGGCTTACCAGCGTGTAGGTGTGCTGACGGGCACGTTGCTAAAGAATGCTGGAATCCCAATGAAAAAGCTGGCGACCCAGACTGACATTCTTGTCACGTTGGCTGCCGATCTAGCGGCAACTTTTGGTGGAACCGTTGAGGAAGCAGCGACCGCCATGAACGCTGCTTTGCGTGGTGAGTTTGAGCCAATTCGTCGTTTTGGTATTGCGTTGTCTGTTGCGCAAATCCAAGAGGAAGCTTTGACTATGTCGCACAAAAACTCTATTACAGAGTTGACTAAGCGTGACAAGATTTTGGCTACACAGAACCTTTTATTGAAGCAGGGTGCTGATGCAAGCGGTCAGTTTGCGCGCGAATCGGATACTCTTGCAAACCGTCAACAGGTTCTAGATGCTAAATGGAAGAACTTGTCGGCAACGATGGGTGAGAAACTTCTGCCTATTGCAGAAGTATTGGCTGATGCTCTTATCAAATTAGTTGACAGTCCAGGATTCCAACGAAACCTAAATAACATGGTGCAAGGTTTTGAGGATTTTGGTAAGTGGCTGGAATCTCCAGAGGGCACCACCGCTGTTTACGATTTGGGTGAAGCTCTAAAGTTTGTGGGAGAGTTTCTAAACAACATTGTCAAAGGCCTGAAAGTTGTTATTGGTTTATACAAAAAAGCAATGAAAGCGGCCAGTGACTTTGCCAAAACAGGTGCAGGTGGTTTAGGTGGTGGTGGCAGTGTCATCTCCCCCGGTAATCCTGGTGGTGGGAGTACAAATGACCCCACAGGTCTCGGCGGTTTAGG